CCATCGCCCTTGATCGTCGCCGGGCACTTCGACGGCCGCGAGGCCAAGCGCTACAGCGACCTGCACTGGTTTCCCTACAAGGGCCGGAAGGGCAGCAGCGACACCGGCTACAACGATGGGTTTCTGTTCCTGCGCGATGCCGGCGGCACCTGGAAGAAGGTGCAGATCTCGCCCTTCGGCAACGGTCAGGCGAGCGAGACCACCTACGCCGGACTGGCTGGCGAGTATGTAGCGCGCAATGGCAGCGGCTATCGCTGTCTCGTCCCCGCCGGCACCTTGCACCAGCCGCAACCGCTGGAGCTGTACGAGATGAACTTCGGCGCCTACGACAACGACGTTCGCGGCTATCCGAGCAGCGGCAATCTCTACGGCGTGCTCGACGGTGTGAGTTTCGTCTCCGGCTTCAACAACGCGTCCGAGAATGTGCTGCAGCTCGAAGGCAGCGCGGTGATCGACCAGACCGGCATGAGCGTGCGCCAGGCGGTCGATGCGATTCGTGCGGTCAACGGCCGTGCTTTCGTGGTGTTGCAGGACGGCGCACGCACGACGTGGCGCGATTACGTCGCGGTAGAGATGAGCTGATGGCGACGTTCACCGGACAGGTCGCGAGTTTCGCGGCACTGAAGATCGCCATCGAGACGACACTGACCGCACGCGGCTGGACGTTGACCAACAGCATCCTGAGCAAGGGCGTCGCGTTCGTACAACTGACCGCGACGGCGACGGAATTGCGGCTACAGACCGGCACCGGCCAAGCGGGTGCGGCGCTGACCGGCGCCTGCCCGCAGTCGGTGAAGCTGTTGTCGATCGCCAACGCGCCGATCCAGTGGCCGGCCGTCTACGTGCTGCACGCGTTCGATGCGCCTGACGAACTCTACGTGGTGCTGCGCTACAACGTCGATCGCCACCAGCACCTTAACTGGGGCGTGTCGTCGATGCCGCAGATCGGCGGCGCCGGCCTGTGGTGCAGCGGATCGTTTCGCGGCGATGTCGACGGCACACGCGCGGGCGTCAAGAGCTACATCGACACCAATGCCGGCACCCAGCTCGGCGCAGCGCCATATGACGGCTTCGGGCTCGGGTTCTTCTTCGCCAGCATCGCGGGAACGTATCACTCGTCCTTCATTCACTGCGGACTCGAAGGTGCGCCCGCGTGGCGCACCAATGTCGGTGGCAACACCGGCGATCTGCTCGGCGTCTCGCACAAGGCCGGCCTGCTGCATGCGTTGCCTTCTCAGTTCAACCAGGCCACCGTCCTGCTGCCGATCGACGTGCTGATGGCGCGTCAGGCGCAAGGGCAGACCATCGTCGCCACGCTCGCGCATGCCCGCTACTGCCGGCTCGATCACCTCGATCTATCCGCGCCGCTGATCTACGGCCCCGAACGCTGGATGGCCTATCCGCTGCACGCGGTTCACCCGGTGCAGCGCAACGGCGCCGGTTGGCCGATCGGCGGGCAGCACAGCGGCACCTTCGGCGTCGCGTTACGGGACGCGCCCTGATGGCGGCGCTGATCGGACTCGCGCCGACGCCGCGCCAGTTCGGCGCGACCAACCCCGCGCTCTCGATCGAACTGAATACGCTCGGTGAGGGGGCGTTCGCCCCTGCCACGTATGCGCGTGAGCATCTCGTCGCGTGGGCCAGTGCATTCCGGCCGCCGGCATCGACGCCCTGGCCCGTCACCGGCCGCATGGCCCACCGCTTCGCCGAGGACTATTTCGATCGCATCCACCTCACCCCTATTGCGCTCTCACTCGGCAACGTCGTCTCCGAACTCACCCGCGAGATCGCCGTCTGGAACGCATGGCGCACACGCCCGCAGACGCTGACTGCGCTGCGTCTGGACGGCGATACCGGCAGCGCCCTCGACGCACCCGTGGCGCTGCCGATGACGTTGCGCCCGATGCAAGAGCAAGTGCTGACGATCACCGTCGGCCTCGATGGGCCGCCGGTGATCGATGCAGTGGCGATGCTGTCGTTCGCAGACGGAGCGACGTGGTCGGTGCGGATCGACGGCCTGCGCCTGAACGCCTGGTCGCTGCCGCCGAACTGGACCGACGCGCTGATCGAGACGTTGGCCTGGCTCACTGATGTGCAGGTCGCCGTCGCCGGCACCGTCACGCGTACACCGCTGCGCGATGCGCCGCGGCGGACATGGGAGTTCGCCGTCCTCGCCGACCGGCACGAGCGGCGCTGGGTCGAGCACGCTTTGTTCGACTGGACGGGTCGCGTGTGGGCGCTGCCGGTGTTCGTCGATACGGTGTGGTTACGCGCGCCGCTTGCTGCGGGCACGACCGAGATTGCGATCGATACCACGGGTCTGGATTTCGCCGTCGGCGGTCTCGCGATGCTCTGGCGCGACGTTGCGGACTACGAACTGGTCGAAGTCGCGGGGATCACAGGCGAACGCCTACGCATGGGCCTGCGCGCGCCGACGCGCCGCGCGTGGCCGATCGGTACGCGCCTGATCCCGTGCCGCACAGCGCGCCTCACCGACGCCCCCGAATTGCGTCGCCACAACGATCGGCTGATGCATACGCAGCTCCGGTTCGAGGCAACCGAGCCCTGCGACTGGCCGCCAGCGCTGCCGGCGACGCGCTATCGCGGCGTTCCGGTGCTGGCGCATCGCGGCGACGAAACCCGCGACCCGGTCGCGAGCGTCGAGCGACGTCTGGATCGGCTCGATGGCGAGGTGGGCCGCACGCACGTCGACGATCTCTCGGGTTTGGCGTGGACGACGCAATCGCACGCCTGGCGACTGTTCGGCCGCGCCGAACGGGCCGCGCATCGCGCGCTGCTCTATGGGCTGCAGGGGCGCGCCGAGGCGCTGTGGTTGCCGACCTGGACCGACGATCTGCAACTGGTGGAAACCATCGGCGAGACCGCGCTCACGCTCACTGTCGTCGCCTGCGGCGTCAGCCGCAGCCTGCGCCAGCAGGCGGGTCGACGACACCTCCGCATCGAACTGACCGATGGCGCCGTGTTCTACCGCGCCGTCGAAGCGTCGTCCGAAGCGACGCTGACCAATGGCGACGCCGTCGAGCGGCTGCGGATCGATGCCGCGTTGGGACGCGTGGTCTCACCCGAATGGGTCCGACTGGTCTGCTGGATGGCCCTGGTCACGCTCGCGAGCGATACGGTCGAACTGCGTCACCACGCCGACAGCGCCGGTCTGCTCGATTGCGCGGTGAGCTTCGCCGGCATCCCCGCGGAGGAGCCGTAGGCATGGGGCTGCTCTCGCGCGAGATCGAGCTGTACGACTTCTCGATCGGGTTAGTCCACTGGCGTTACACCGATGCCGGCCGCGAGGCGATCGTCGAGGGCCTGCGCTACGCCCCGGTCGCGCTCACGCGCGGGCGGATCGCGCAATCGGCTGAGGACGCGAAGAACGCGCTGGAGATCACAGCGCCGCTCGATCTGCCGCTGCTCAATCTGTTCCGTCCGGTGCCGCCGGGCCTGCGCGTGCGCCTGGATCTCAAACGCGTGCGGATCCGCGACGGCCAGGTACGCCTCGGCTGGACCGGCCATGTCGCCGATCTCGACGAAACCCAGAGCGTCGCCAAACTGCGCGGCCAATCGCTCGCCGCCGCGGTCGAGACGCTCGGCTTGCGCCGCAGCTGGCAATCGAATTGTCCGCTGGTGCTCTACAGCCAGGGGCTGGGGCTGTGCAATGCCGATCCCGATGCACACGCGGTGCCGGCCGTGCTCAGCGACGCCACCGGCTATACGGTCGCGTCGGCCGCCTTCGATGCGTTCGACGACGGCCATTTCGACGGCGGGGTCTTGCAGTGGACGTCGACGCTCGGCATTGAACGCCGCTTCATCGTCCATCACGCCGGCACGACGTTACGCCTGCTCACGCCGGCCGCACTCGCGCCCGAGACGCGCGTCGTCGCGTTGCCCGGCTGCGATCGCACGATGGGACCGAACGGCTGCGCCAAGTTTCGCAATGAACTGAACTTCGGCGGCCAGCCGACCTTGAAGGGCATGCGCAACCCCTTCGGCAACGACCCGGTTTTTTGATCACGCCCTCTCCCTCCCGTTCGGCACGCGTCGCGTGCCGGCCTTGCCGTGCCTCCGCCATGTGGATTTACGCCATCGTGCTGATTCTCGCCATCGCGCTCAGCGTCGCGATGCGCCCCAAACCGCAGTCGCAGAAACCGCCGTCGCTCGCCGAGTTCTCGGTGCCCACCGCCGAGGAAGGGCGCGAGGTGCTGGTGATCTTCGGCGAGGTCTGGGTGGACGATCCGAACGTCCTCGCCTATGGCGATCTGCGCACGACGCCGATCAAGGCCAAGGGTGGAAAGTGAGCACGCCGACTGATGCGTTGGACGGCCTGCGCATTCACCTGCGGCATGTCCGGGCGATCGATCCGACGGGCGGGCCGCTGTGTGCGCCGGGCATTCGCGCGTGGTGTCGCCAGCACGGGATCGATGTGCGCGTTCTTTGCGACGAAGGCATCGAGATTGCCGCGCACCCGGCGCTGCACGACGACCCGTTCGTCGCGCGCGCGATCGCGATTGCACGCGCCGAAGCGGCGTCACCCGTCGAGACCCGCGATGCGTCGTGAGCGTCTCTACCGCGTCTGGATCGTGTGCGCCTGCATCGCCTCGATCGGATCGGGTCTGGTGCTGTGGGCCAACGACGAACGTGCGTTCGGTGCGCTCGGCATCGCGAGCGGACTTGTTCACGCGCTGTGGGGCTGGGACGTGCCGGCGGTCCTACGCGGTCGCCTGCGGCGACGCCCAATCGTGATTGCGCAGCTGCGGCCGATGGTCGTATCACCGCCGCGACGAAGTCTCATGCAGTGCCTGCGCACCTGGGCACGCCGCCGTGGGTAAATCGAGCAAGCCGACGATCGGCTATCGCCACTTCATGTACCTGTACATGGGCGAGTCGATCGGCCCGAACGACTACCTCGCGGGCGTGAAGGTCGGCGGTCAGACCGTGTTCGAGGGCGAGTTCGCCGGCAGCGGGACGCTCGCGATCGATTTGCCGCAATTGTTCGGCGGCGACAAGAAAGAAGGCGGGCTGGTCGGCACCTTGCAGATCCGCATGGGCGAAGCGACGCAACTGCCCGATCCGTACTTGCAGCAACAAGTGCCAGGCCCGTGGCCGGCCGCGCGCGGGCTTTGCACCACGCTCTACCGCGGGATGGTCGGGGCGATGAATCCCTACCTGAAGCTCTGGGCCAAGCGCTGGGGGCGCTTCGTGCAGGGCTGGTCGACGCCGGTGTGGCAACCGGCGCTCGCGCGCATCGGCCGCGGTATGAACCCAGCGCACATTCACTACCAGTGCCTCACCGATACCGCGTGGGGTTGCGGCCTGGATCCCGCGTTGATCGATGGCGAGAGTTTCCTGCATGCGGCCGAGCAGTTGCACGACGAACAGTTCGGGCTGTGCCTGGGCTGGCGACGCGGCGATTCGATCGGAAATTTCCTGCAGACGGTCAACACCCATGTCGGCGGCCTATGGGCGTTCGATCCGATGCGCGGCCAGTTCGTGTATCGGCTGTTCCGGCCGGACTATGACGTCCAGGCACTGCCGCTGCTCGACGAAACCAGCGTGCTCGCGCTGGAGAGTTGGCAGACGCCGCTCCTCGACGGATCCGTGAATGAAATCACCGTCATCGGCCGCGACTGCGTGACCAATCTCGAGATCGCCGCGACGTTTCAGAACATGGCCAACGTCCAGGCCCAGGGGCGCGTGATCGCCGATCGTCGCACGCTGCCGGGGCTGTGGAACCGCAGCCTGTGCGAGCGCGTCGCCGCGCGTGAGACCGCCGCCGCCAGCAGTCTCCTGCAACGGATCAAACTC